CGTTTAAAAGAGTTTTCGATTGTTGGAACCGCCAGCGAAGGAAAACTTACAGTTTTTGACACTAATACAGCTCCCGTTTCAGGGACATATGGGCAGTCAGGTACAACAGTAACCGTAGCGGACACGGGTCACGGACTATCTACGGGCGATGTTGTTGGTATTTGCTTTTCATCAGGAACCGGCGGAACAGCTTGCTCAGGTAACTACCCAATTACAGTAACAACTGCCGATGCTTTTACAGTTACAATGCTGAACTCTGACACAATTACAAATGATCCAGCTTGTGTTTACGTTGCAAACAGTGGCGCAAACCAAAAGAAACCAAAGCGTTGGCTTATGTGCAAGGGTGTTGCGGCAAATGATTCATTTGCAAACGTGTTTACCGTCCCCAACAGCGGCTTTGTTACCACGCTAGGCGTATACTTTGTTATGACTAACCTTCTTGAAGCGGACATGTTTTACGAGTAATGGCTACTAAAAAAACATCCAAGTCCACGGTTAACAAGGCAGGCAACTACACAAAGCCTACAATGAGAAAATCCTTGTTTAACAAGATTAAAGCTGGAGACAAGGGTGGCAAGCCGGGCCAGTGGAGCGCGAGAAAAGCACAAATGCTGGCCAAAGAGTACAAAGCTAAGGGTGGAGGCTACAAAGACTAATGCCTTTAAAGTCGCCTCAGAAAAGTCTAAAAAAGTGGACAGCCCAGAAGTGGACAACAAAGTCCGGCAAGCCATCCACTCAAGGCTCCAAGGCAACTGGAGAAAGATATCTTCCCGAAAAGGCTATTAAGTCTTTATCTTCTTCTGAGTACGCAGCAACAACAAAGAAGAAGAGAGAGGACACCAAGAAAGGCAAGCAGCATTCGTCTCAGCCAAAGAAGGTCGCGAAGAAAACAGCGAGGCATAGAAAGTAATGGCTGAAAAAAAAGATTCAAGACTTACCCGCGCTGGGGTTAGTGGATACAACAAGCCAAAGCGAACTCCAGATCATCCAAAGAAATCGCATGTTGTTGTTGCGAAAGAGGGCGACAAGGTTAAGACTATTCGTTTTGGGGAGCAAGGTGCCAAAACAGCGGGCAAACCAAAAGCGGGCGAGTCAGACAAAATGAAAAAGAAACGAGCATCATTTAAGGCCAGACACGCGAAGAATATCAAGAAGGGAAAGATGAGTGCGGCGTACTGGGCTGACAAGGCGAAGTGGTAATGATCGGCAGAGCGCAAACTGGAAAAGAAATAAGCAAGGCACCCGGTTCAAGAAAAAAAGCTAAGGTGTCTAAGGTGATGAAAGAGTTTAAGCAGGGCAAGTTAAAGTCCGGCGGATCTGGTAAGACTGTAAAGAAAAAAGATCAAGCTGTTGCTATAGCGTTGTCAGAGGCAGGAATTTCAAAGCGAGGAAAGCGTAATGGGAAAAAATGAAAAAAGATTATTGAGCGCGATTAGCCCTCTTTATGCAGCAAGCCAAGGGAAGTTGCCCGGGATACTTGGTGTTGGCATGTCTGTTATTGAGGATAGAAAAGACAAGAAAGAAGAAGAAAAAATGCTTAGAGGTCAGACAACATCTCAAGAGAAAGATGCGGCTGGCAAGGCTATTCAAATGAAAACAGGTGGACGGGTCAGACCTATTGATGGCTGCGCTACCAGAGGCAAAACAAAGGGTAGAGTTCGCTAATGACAACCAGTGGCACATACGCATTTAACCTAGACCTTTCAGAGGCAATAGAAGAGGCTTTTGAAAGAGCAGGCTTAGAGCTTCGTAGTGGGTATGACTACAAAACAGCTCGGCGTAGCATTGATCTGTTGATGCTTGAGTGGCAAAACAAAGGTTTAAACTTGTGGACTGTCAAGGAAGGAACTCAGGTTCTCACCCCCGGCACGGGCAACTATGACCTAGACCCTCAAGTCTTTGATATTGTTGACGCGTACTTGCGTACAGATGCCGGTAACACAAGCAGTCAGTTTGACCAAAGCATGAGTAGAATATCGATTAGTCAGTATGCCCACCTTTCAAACAAGCTGACTCAATCAAAACCTCTTGAGTATTATGTTGAGCGCAAGCCCACAGGGATCACCATCAAGTTGTGGCCGGTGCCGGATAGTCAAGAAACCTACACGTTTGGATTTTATTATATGGAACGCGTTGAGGATTCTGGTAAGCCTGCCTCAAACAATATGGATGTTCCTGCAAGATTTTTGCCATGTCTTGTTGCTGGTTTGGCATACAACCTTGCTAAAAAATATCCTCAGGCTGCCGACCGTGCTCAACTATTAAAGGCAGACTATGATGAGCAATGGGAGATGGCGGCTGATGCAGCTAGAGACAAGGCATCGTTGTTTATTTCTCCGGGAGGGTATACCTTTTGAGTTACGCTAGTGGAAAGCATGCGTTTGGCTATTGTGACCGCACTGGGTTTAGATACCCTAAAAAAGATTTAGTTCCCCAGATTGTTAACCTTAGGAAGACAGGACTTCTTGTTGGTCGAGATGTTGTTGACCCTGATCAGCCTCAGCTTCAGCTTGGCCGTGTTCGCACAGATGACCCGCAGGCGTTGAGAAATCCTAGGCCAGATCAGTCGCTAGAAGAAAGCCGCAGACAGTTTGCTTTTAACCCTGTTGGTGGTGGCGTAACAGAGTTGGGCAGCAGAACGGTTGCATTGGATATTACGGCTCATGTTGGAAATGTAAAGGTGGTTACCTAATGGCTTGGACTCTTGCAACGCTTAAGTCAGCAATACAGGATTATCTAGAGACAACAGAAACCACGTTTGTAAATAATCTTGATACTATTATTCAGCAGGCTGAAGACCAAATTCTAAAGTCAGTTCAACTTCCAGACTTTAGGATTAACAAGACTGGCAACATGACATCTGGTAATGAGTATCTAGCCACCCCATCGGATTTTTTGGCACCCTACTCTTTGGCTATAGATAACTCTGGCTATGAATACCTGATGTTTAAAGATGTTAATTTTATAAGAGAGGCATACCCCTCGTCTTCGGCATCTGGAACGCCTAAGTATTATGCAATTTTTGATGATGACACATTTATTGTTGGTCCAACACCTGATCAAAATTTTACTGTAGAGCTTCATTACTTCCACAAGCCTGAGTCAATTACGGTTTCTGCCACAGGCACCAGCTGGCTTGGAGACAATGCAGAAAGCACATTGTTATACGCATGCTTGCTTGAGTCGTATATATTTTTAAAAGGAAGCGCCGACCTTTTAGAAGTTTACTCTGCAAAATATCAAGATTCTTTGGCCAAGCTCAAAGCATTGGGTGAGGGCTACAGCACAACAGACAGTTATAGATCCGGATCAGTGAGGTTACCAAGAACATAATGTTTGAGATTAGTGTTGCACAAGCAGGAACCGTTAACGTAGCCACCTCAAACAATGGGGGATTTTCTGTTGATCATTGGGCTGATCGGGCAACCGATACTATTATTTCTGTGGGCGAAAAAAATCACCCAGAGATTGTTCAGCAGGCAAAGGCATACAAAGACAACATCCGTCATGTCATTAAAACTTATATGCTTGAGGCTATAAAAAGCAACAAAACCGACACCATTGTTGAGTTGGAGCGCAATGGCAACCAAGAATTAGCAACAATTTTGAGGAAAATCTAATGGCTATCACTCAAGCTGTATGTACATCTTTTAAGCAAGAGCTTCTACAGGGCATCCACAATTTAACAAACGGTGCTGGCGGTGGAACAACTACCACAACTGGAACCGGAAATACTTTTAAGCTGGCGCTTTACACCAGTTCTGCAACGCTAGACGCTTCAACCACCGCATTTACAACCAGTAACGAGGTAAGCGGTAGCGGTTATTCTTCTGGTGGCGGCACTTTAACCAACGTAACGCCATCAACATCTGGCACCACTGCGTTAACAGACTTTGCTGATCTTACGTTTTCTGCTGCAACAATTACAGCAAGAGGGGCAATGATTTATAATTCCTCTACAACAGCTGGCACAGCGGATAGAGCGGTTCTTATTTTAGACTTTGGCTCTGACAAAACATCAACTGCCGGAGACTTTACAATTCAATTCCCAACAGCAGACGCAAGCAACGCGATTATTCGTATTGCCTAAGGAGTAGACAGTGTCCAGCATCATTGTTGCTTTTGAAGGCTGGAGCAGTTCAACCCAAGGTTGGGGCGAGGCAGGCTGGGGCCAAGGTATAGCCGTACCTGAGGCGACCGCCTCTGTAGGCTCTGTAACTGTTGTTGCTGAAGCCAATGTAGTTTTAACTGGGCAGTCAGTTACATTAAGTTTAGGTGATGTTACTGTTACAGCAAAGGCGGTTGTAACACCATCGGGAGAAGAGATCTCGGCATCCGCTGGATCTGTTGCTGTTACTGGTATTGCCAATGTATTTCCTACTGGTCAGTCCGGCGTGTTGTCGGTGGGCAGTGTTACAGTTGCAGCAGATTCAAATACCAGTGTTACTGGCGAGTCAGTAACAGTATTCACTAACGATGTTGTTGTTGATGCCCAAGCAGTTGTTGTTCCTACTGGCCAAGAGTTAACAGCATCAACCAATAGCGTTACCGTTACAGGAATTGGAAACGTTTTTGTTGTTGGTGAGCAAGTAACATCAACAGTTGGGTCTGTTACCGTAGATGCCAAAGCAACTGTCTTCCCAACAGGCACACAGTCTATTATTAACATTGGCACCGTTCTTGTTTGGAGTGATGTTATTCCGGGTCAAGATCCTAACTGGCAGGATGTTAGTGAAGCCCAAAGTCCGTCATGGCTGCTTATTAACGATAGTCAAACACCTAATTGGAAAAATGTTGCATAGCAACAGTGAGGATAGAAAATGGCAACTTATGTCAATGATCTTAGATTAAAAGAAATTGCTACAGGCGATGAGGCTGGAACATGGGGAACCAGCACAAACACCAACCTTGAGTTAATTGGTGAGGCCTTGGGCTATGGCACTCAAGATTGTTTTGCTTCAGATGCCGATGCAACAACCACTGTTGCTGATGGAGCGACAGACCCTGCCCGGGCAATGTATTTTAAGGTTACCTCTTCTGCAACATTAACAGCAACAAGAACCTTAACGATTGCCCCAAACACTATTAGCCGGGTAATGTTGATTGAGAATGCAACCACTGGGTCGCAAAGCATTACTATTTCTCAAGGCTCTGGAAGCACTGTAACAATTGCTAGTGGCGCTGTTAAGATGGTTTACCTTGATGGTGCCGGTGCAGGTGGAGCGGTTGTTGAAGCGCTTGCGGACTTAGAGCTGCCTACAATTACTGTGGCAGACCTCACCGCTACCACAGCAGACATCAACGCTGGCACAATAGACGGTGTAACAATTGGCGGCGCGAGTGCAGGGGCTGGTACTTTTACTACTCTCACAGCAAATGGCAACGTTGTTTTAGGTGATGCCGCTACCGATACCGTAACTGTTACGGCTGACATTGCATCAGACCTTATACCTTCAGCGGACGGCTCGTTTGACTTGGGTGCTTCTGGTGCTGAATGGCAAGACCTCTTTATTGATGGCACGGCAAACATTGACAGCCTTGTGGCGGATACAGCGGACATCAACGCTGGCACAATAGACGGCACAGTTATCGGTGGTTCTACTCCAGCGGCTGTAACAACGTCATCTCTTGTAGCCACTACAGCGGACATCAACGCTGGCACAATAGACGGCACAGTCATTGGTGGTTCTACTGCGGCGGCTATCACAGGCACTACAATCACAGGGACTAGCTTTGTATCTTCTGGGGATATGACCTTTGGAGATAATGATAAGGCTATCTTTGGTGCTGGCTCAGACCTACAGATTTATCACTC